TGGCTTTAGCGGCCGAACTCGTTTGTTTGAACAATTCATTCACACAGTTCGGCTCCATTACAGCCTATCGCACCCCAATGAAATGTCACTTCTATCCTAGAGGTGCAATGTCTGGCGACATTACACCCGCGCCATCCGCTAGTAGTTCACCTACCATCGGTGGTACTATAACTGGTACCAACATCATATTCGACCCATCAACCAATGCAAACGCTTACGTCACTGCAGTACGTGATGGTGCTTATACAGTATCAATGAACCGTGAAGCTGAATTCACTTTCTCTGATGTTCATGATGGTATTGGCAACGATTCCTTGTTTTGGTCTTCCACGAAGACCGCAGCATTGACTCCATCAGAAGAGAAAGACTACACCATGGTAGGTGCTCCCGTCGTCCCCTCCGGAAACGTTGGGGCAATCCGATGGAGAGGATTTATTCCCTTTTGGGACAACGACTACGACACTATCGTTTTCAGAATTGATGTCCCAAAAGCCGAGTCAGCTGGCTTAAATAGTCCAGTCGCACAGCAATTTATCCTCAAAACATGGAAAGCATGGGAAATGCAACCAGTGTTCAACCACTTGTTGTATTCCTTTGCACATTCCTCTCCTCCACATGATCAGTGTGCCCTTGATGCATACAAACTTTTGGAGCAAGCCCTTCCCCCTTCCGTGCCTGCCGCCGACAATCCCGACTTCTGGGAAACATTGTTGAGTGGTATCAGCATAGCCACAGACGCTGCCTCTGTCTTTTTCCCCGCGCTAGCCCCGGTCGCAGCTGGCGTTTCAGCCATTGATTCTGCTGTACATCGCATGTCCCGCAAGACGTCCTCGCGGCGAAAAACCGCAAAACCGAAAAAGAAGAAGGTCCGCCCTACCGTGCGCCAAGAGAACAAAGTTCTCAAGCGCATGGCCAAGGGTGGAAAGAAAACACGCCGGCGAAGGCGCTAAAAATGAATACGTATTGAGCAATTGTCCATTCAGTCTCTCTCCCTCCGAAAAGGGTGCGTATATATATATCTAACAAAGAGCAGCTCATGATTTCACTTTCCTATTAGGCTAGTGGACTACAAGCAAACCTCATATATACTTCACAGTGGCGCATCAATATTGCCACTCGTTAACAAACGTCGATGTAGCGCACACAATCCGCTATTGGTCAACCAC